CTTGCTTTTATGAGATAAGCAGGCTGTATTTTTATGACCGCCGGATTTTTATCCGGAGAAATGGAGAAATGAATATGAGCAAGATCATGGAACTTCGCACAAAGCGCAATACCCTGTGGGAGCAGATTAAGGCATTTCTTGAAAAGCACCGTGGTGAGAACGGACTCGTGGAGACATCCGCAGTCGAGCAGTACAACAAGATGGCATCCGAGGTGCAGGCTCTCGGCGCAGAGATCGAGCGTCTGGAACAGCAGGCAGCCCTCGATGCCGCACTGTCCGCACCGACCTCCAAGCCCGTCACCAACGCTCCCGGCGCAAAGAACACGCCGCCCACTAACCCGACCGCAACCGACGAGTACAAGGGCGCATTCTGGGATATGATCCGCAACAAGGGTGACCAGCTTGCAGTCCGCAACGCACTCTCTGTCGGTGAGGACACAGAGGGCGGCTACACTGTGCCGGACGAGTTCGAGCGCAGACTGATTCAGGCTCTCGAAGAGAATAACATCTTCCGCCAGATGGCAACGGTCATCAAGACCAACAGTGGTACCCGCAAGATTCCGATCGCCAACGATACGATGGAGGCACAGTGGATCGATGAGGGTGAGGAGATCCCGGAGACCGACACTCGTTTCGGTCAGACCACTCTCTCCGCTTACAAGCTCGGCACGATGATCAAGATCAGCAATGAGCTTCTGCACGATTCTGCCTTCGATCTCGCAAGCTATATCGCTGCTCGTTTCGGCGTGGCAATGGGCAATGCGGAGGAAAGAGCCTTCTTCACCGGTGACGGCGACAAGAAGCCTCTCGGTATCCTCGATGAGACCGGCGGCGCACAGCTCGGCGTGGAGACTGCATCTCAGACGGCGATCACCTTCGATGAGATCTTCGATCTCTACTACAGCCTCAAGAGCCCGTACCGCCGCAACGCACAGTTCGTCTGCAACGAGACAATCATCCTTCAGCTCATGAAGCTGAAGGACAAGAACGATAACTACCTCTGGAAACCGTCACTTGACATCGCAAAGCCAGATACGCTGCTCGGCAGACCGATCCGCACATCTTCCTTTATGCCGACCATTGCCAAGGGTGAGCGTGTGCTGCTCTTCGGTGATATGAAGAATTACTGGGTTGCAGACCGTCAGAACCGTACCTTCCGCCGTCTCAATGAGCTGTATGCACGCACCGATCAGGTCGGTTTCCTTACCACACAGCGTGTGGACGGCAGACTGATTCTTCCGGAGTCCGTCAAGGTGCTGAAGATGGCAGGCACCAAGTCCAACACCACGGGCGGCGGCACAACTGGCGGTAACACCGGCGGCAACGGCTGATAGGAACGGAGGGCAGATAAATGAATCTGATCTCACTGCCTGAAACAAAAAACTACCTCCGTGTTGATCATTGTGAGGATGACAAGCTCATCCTCACTCTGATCGATACGGCACAGCGGCTCGTAATGGATGTGGGCAGAATGAATGAAAAACAGTTAGCGGAAAACGAGGAAACCTCCCGGCAGGCTATGCTGTACACTGTTTCTTACCTCTACGAAAACCGCAATACTGCTGACTATCATGCACTGACACTAACGCTTAGAGCTTTGCTGTTCGCACAGAGGGAGGGCATCGTCTGATGGAGATCGGGAAACTGAATCAGCGCATTGCCGTCCTCGAAAACCATGTCAAAAAGGATGCTATCGGCAATCACAAGGCTCAGTGGGAGGAGGTGTTCTCCCTCTGGGCTTCTGTGACTGTATCCAATAACGGTGCTTCTGAGGAGACGGATACCGGCGTGACCAGAGCAATTCAGAAAATTGAGGCCATTATCCGGCAGACTCCTCAGACAAAGCGGATGATGTCAACTGTGTACAGAATCCGTTTTGACGGTCTGGACTACGACATCAAAGGCATTGTTCCGAATTTCCAGATACAGGACTATATGAAACTGATCTGTGAATCCAGAAAGGCGGGTGCTAAGGATGACATCTATTGACGATCTTGCATCGGAGGTCATGAAGGGGCTGACAGAATATGCGGAGCTTGCGGATACAGCAATGAAAAAGGCTGTGCGAAAGACAGCGACTGCCGTCAAGAATGAGATCTCCGAAAACGCCCCTGAGAAATCCGGGCGGTATGCAAAAAGCTGGGCGGCCAAAAAGGTGAAGGAAAACAGCCATACACTCGAAATGACGGTGCATTCCAAAAATCGCTATCAGATCGCGCACCTGCTGGAGCATGGTCATGCGAAACGAGGCGGCGGCAGAGTTGCGGCGATACCGCATATTGCACCGGCAGAGGAAAACGGTGAGCAGATGCTGGAATCCCTCATTGAAAAAGCACTGTCATAAGGAGGGGCATTCATGACCTACGAGGAAATCAATGAAATGATGCAGGAGATCGGCTTGCCTTTTGCGTATCATCACTTCGCAGAGGGTGAAAGCCCTGCACCTCCGTTTACACTGTTCCTGTCTCCCGGCGAGGACACATTCTCCGCAGATAATCTCATGTACCACAGCTTCAAAGAGCTGCACATTGAGTTGTATACGGATGAAAAATCGCCGGACACAGAGCAGCGTGTGGAAGAGGTACTCTTGCAGCACAACATTTATTACACAAAATCTGAGGTATGGATTGAGTCAGAACGGCTCTATGAAGTCCTCTATATCATGGAGGTATGAAAAATGGCACTTCAGAAAAACAAGGTAAAGTTCGGTCTGAACAAGGTTCACTGGGCAAAGATCACGGCATGGAGTGATGAGGGTGTCCCGACATTCGCAACACCTGTACGCCTGCCCGGTGCGGTATCGCTTTCTATCGATGCCAACGGCGAGAATGAGAACTTTTTTGCCGATAACGGCGTGTACTACGTCATCAACAACAATGCGGGCTACGAGGGCGATCTGGAGGTCGCACTTATCACCACGGATTTTGCTACGGCGATCCTCGGCGAGCAGCTCGACAGCAAGGGCGTTCTTGTGGAGCGCAACGATGCAGAATCCGCACAGTTTGCACTTCTCTTTGAGTTCAACGGCGATAAGAATCACATCCGTCATGTGCTGTACTGCTGTTCGGCATCCCGCCCCTCGACTGAAAGCTCCACCACGGAGGAGTCCACTGAGGTCAAGACGGAGACACTGTCGCTGAAGGCTACTGCGCTGCCTTCCGGTCTGGTGAAGGGCAAGACCTGTGAAAGCACCGACCAGACGACTTATGATAACTGGTACGGCACCGTGTATATCCCGACTGCGGCAACCACCAACAACAGCACCGGTACCCGTTCCGCAAGTACCGCAAAGGGCGGCAGCACAGCCGCAGCAACCACTACTGACTGATTCGGAGGAAAGAATATGGCTATCAAGAAAATCATCACTGTTGACGGTATCGAGGTTCCTTTCAAGGCGAGCGCAACCCTGCCTCGCCTTTACCGCGCCAAGTTCCGCAAGGACATCTTCAAGGACTTTGCGGCGCTGAAGGACTCTGTGGATGAGAGCGATGAGCAGGATTCCGGTCTCGGCATCGAGAGCCTTGAGGTATTCGAGAATATCGCATGGACGATGGCAAAGCACGCCGATCCGGAGAATGTTCCCGACAGCCCGGATGACTGGCTCGAACAGTTCAACTGCTTCTCGATTTACGAGGTGCTGCCGCAGCTTTTCGAGCTTTGGGGCATGAATCTGGAAACGCAGGCAGAGTCAAAAAAAAGTCTCGTCCAGTTGACCGCGAGATGACAACGCCGCTGTTCCTTCTCCGATGTGTGCAGATCGGGCTGAGTCTTACCGACCTTGATCTGCTCACCATCGGGATGGTCAACGAAATTTTCATTGAAAAGGATAATGATGACTATAATTACCCGTATAAGGCAACTCAGGCGCAGATGGATGCCTTCTAAGCCCAAAAAGCGCGGAAGTTCGGGGATAATATCCCGAAAAAGTGCGGATATCATCGTGCGGCAATTACTGAAAATACTCCTCGGACTTTCCATTTACTCCTTCGGTGTATACCTGACGATATACGCAAACATCGGTCTTGCGCCGTGGGACTGTCTCGCTATGGGAATATCCCGTCATGCGCCGCTGAATTATGGCAGTGCTATGATGGCGATATCTCTCACGGCGGTCATATTACAGC